ATCAACCAAGGTCGCCACGCGGTCGCTGTGGTTGCCGTTGCGTGCGTGCGTGCGTGAGTTAGAGCGGGTCCAGGAGGTAAGCATGAAGCGGACAAGGTATCCGGGAGCGGTCGCGGGAATGCTCTGCGACCTAAGGGCGCGTCACCACTTGGACCGGGCGACGATCGCCGCGCGGGCGGGCTGCACTCCCTCCGCGGCGTCGCGCTGGGAGTGTGGGACGTCGACTCCGACGCTCGCCGTCGACACGCTGGCGCACGCATACGGGGCGGACGATCGCGAGATCGCCGTCCTCCGTTGGCTCCTCGAGGGCGACGAGGGCTAGCCCCTCGGGCGCGCGCGTGGTACGCTCGCCTCGATCCGTGGTTGGATCAGGTGTGTGTGTGCTACGCGGGGGCCAGCCCGCGCCGGATAGGGCCGGGAGGCGGGCGTGGGTCCCGCCTCACCCTCTCACCCGGGCAGGGCCAGGGCTCCGCCGATCGCGCGGAGGATCGACTCGACGGACGACGGTCCCGCGAGCCCGATCGCCTCCGCTTGCGCCTCGCGCGTGACCTCACCGCGCCAGACGCGACCGAACGCCGCGCGCGCGGCAGCGAACCGGATCCGGGTCTCGTCGGTCGCGGAGTCCTCCTCGAGCGTGGTCGGGACCGCGGACCAGCCTCCCGCGGCCTGCAAGGCACGCCAGAGGCGCGCCTCCGTCCCCGGGTCAGCGTGGAGCCTCCACGGTGGCGCGATCGTGGGCTGGCGGTGCTCCGTCCGGCCGTGCTCGCGCCAGCGGTGCGCGATCGCGCGGAGCTCCTCGAGGGCGTCCGCGTCGCGTGCGTAGCTCGCCGCGGCAGCTCGGGCGGCATCATGCGCGCGGGTCGGGAGCGACGGCCGCCCTCCGCGGACCATAGCGGGATCGACGGTCCCGTCCGGGAGATACCATGCGCGGTAGCTCGCGCTCCCGGCGAGGCTCGCGCGCGCGGCCTCGAGGCTCTCCGCCGGGTCCCGTTGCGTGAGGGCCAGGTACCCGCCGCAGGCTCGGACGATGCGATCGCGGGCCAGCTCCGCGCCGACGTCGTCGGAGAGTCGCCACCAGGCCGGACCCGTCGGGTCGCTCGGGGCGCTCGCGTGCGTCGCTCGGAGCTCGCGCAGGCGGGACCAGGCTGCGTCGGCGTCGCCCTCGGTCGACGGCCGATAGCGGGACAGGAGCTGTCCCGGTGTGGGCCAGTACGGGGACCCGTCGCGCAGGTGCGCGCGGACGGCGAGCGCCAGGCTAGATCCGTCGAGTTCAGGGAGACACGCGATCCAGACCTCCGCGACCTCGTCGGGCGTCGCCTGAGGCGGACGCACACCGGACGCGCGGAGCAAGGTAAAGCAGGCCAGGGCGTCAGAATGGGATATCATCGGGTCTATCCTCCGTGGTTGTGGTCGGTGGTTGTGTGGTGAGCTCCCCGCGGGCGGGAGCGTGGTACGGCAGCGTGATCACCTCCGCGTCGACTCGCTGGCGAGCTGCGCGGAGCTGGTCTCCCCATGCGTCGCGGGTGACGCGAGCTGGCGCGGGGAGGTCGACACGTCCTCGGGCCTGCCATTCACGGGCGAGGTCCAGGTATTGAGGGAGCTTCGCGGGCCTCCACGGCGTCTCTCCCCACGTATATCCGCCGTCGCGCAGGTAGGCCGCTCGCCCTCCGGCGTCCGCGAGCCAGTCGACGAGGACCTCGAGCTCGTCGACGCCGTGGTCCGCGATCGCTCGGGCCAGCGGTCGCGCCAGGTAGCCGGGTGGGGTCTCTCCGCGGCGCTCAGGACACCGGGATCGGTAGTGCGACCACAAGCGCGCGACCTGGTCGTCGACGGAGGTCCGCGTCCGCCTCGAGCGCGTCACCCGCTGGTCGTCGCGCGTGTGTGTTTGATCTGTCTCTGTCTCTGTCTCTGCGATCTGTTCTATGTATACACGCGCGTGGGGCGACGAGCTGGCGACGGGCTGGCGATCCGCTGGCGACGGGCTGGCGACGGGCTGGCGAAAATCGGAGAGATCGCGGCGTTCGTCCTCGTCGCGGCTGGCGACCGGCTGGCGACCGGCTGGCGATCCGCTGGCGACGCGCTGGTGATGGCCTGGTGTGTGCATGGGATCGCCGTGGATCGGACACGACCAGGCCTCCGCGTCCCGGAGCGCGACGCGCGCGGCGTGATCCGTGACTCCCCAGCGCGCAGCGAGGGCGGGACGACCGGGTCGAGCTCCACGTCCGATCCGCTCCTGGTCCGACCACCAACGGAGATCGGCGAGGATCGCGGAGCGCGGCCAGGGGCGCGCCAGCGAGGCAGCGATCGCGGGCCACCAGTCTACGTCGAGGGGGAGCCACGGGGCGGTCACGACCGCACCTCGGGGGCGTGTGTGTGCATACGACCTCCGGCCTGACGGAGCGGGGCCGGGTCACCACAACCCGACCCCGGCGCCTGGTCAGGGCGCGTCAGGACCGATCGGACCATAGCGGAGCGCGCGGGGCGTGTCTAGTGCTAGATCGCGTGAGAGACGAGAAACGCGGAAACGCTCGGGGCTCGCTGCACTTTGCGACGACCGCAAAAAAAACTATTCCGACCGGCTCGACACCGCGCGCGGTGTCTGATATACCTCAGGCACCACACCGGAGCACAACATGACCGCCGCTCAGACGACCGCCCGCCAGCTCTCCCGCCTCGCCCCGCTCGCCGTGACCTACCGCGGCAAGACCTACCGGCGCGCCGATCGGATGCTCGTCGACGACTCGACGTCGACCGCGATCGTCCACTACGACCGGCGCAGCCGCGGCGCGATCATGGCGGACCGGGTCGCGTTCTTCGTCGCGTACGACGACGCGAGCGACACCTACTCGATCGTCACCCGCGCCTTCGACGGCGCGACCTTCGACCAGGTCGAGATCGGCAGCGTCGAGGGCTGCACCTGGGACACGTTCGAGCGCCTCGGGATCCTCCTCCCCCGGTGACGGGGGAGAGCTCAGACAACACACACCAACGGAGAGACCATGACGACGACGACGGACCAACACACGGATCGGATTGACACGATCGACGGCGACTGGTGGGCGGTGTTTTTGCTCTCGCTCGCCGCGGATCTGTCCTGGCGGATCGAGTTCACGCGACGCGACGAGGCGATCGCGATCTACCTCGGGACCTCGCGTCACCCGGTGACGGACCTTCACGGGATCGTCTACGACCGCGGGTCCTGGCGCGTGGTGCGCGTCTCGATCGCCTGCCGGACGATCGCGGACGTCGAGGGGTTCGACGCCGCTGTCGAGCTGTGCAAGCGGTTGTCGCGGTGACCGCCGGGGGCTACGTCGACGACGTCCTCGACGACGACGACGCGACGGAGGACTCCGTCGTCCCGTCCGCCTCGAGCTCGCTCGCGACGGCGATCGGGTACCAGCTCGGAGCGGTGACCGTCCGCGGGCGAGCTGTCCCGGCGCTCATCTGGCGTGACGAGCTCGACGCGCTCCCGGAGCCCTCGGAGACGGTCCAGGACACGCGCACCGGTCCGACGGTCGACGTCCCGGCCTGCCTCCGTCCGATCCCCGGCGAGCCCGCGCTCGAGGTCTGGCACGGGACCTACCGGCTCCCCAGAGCTGCCGTCCGCGTCGCGCTGGCGCGGGAGACGCGGGAGACCTCGTCGCCTGCATTCTGGCGCGCCAGGCTCCCCGGCGTGGTGATCGAGGCGGCGCGGTGCGACCGCTGGTCCCCCGACGGTTGCGGGATGCGTCGCGTCTGGCGGCTCGAGGCGACCGACGACGGACCCAGCCCCGACGCCGCGGGACCCGACGAGGTCCAGCCGATCGCCGGGACGATCGCGGTCCGCTTCGGGCGGCTCCTGGCGGTGCGCGCGGTCCGATCCGCGGTCCCGCTGCCGGGATACCCTGACCTCGTCGTCTACGACGTCCCCGCGGCGTCCCTCGCCGACCTCGTCCGCCAGCTCGAGGCGGGCGCACACCTTCGCTGACACACACACACCAGGAGGCTACCCCATGCCAGATCCGACCCTCGCCGATTACATTTTCCGCCTCAACACCCAGTTTGAGGAGGGCGACTCCGACGCGATCGAGCGTGACGCGACCGCGCTCGCGCGTGCTGTCGTCCACGTCGAGGCCGCGCTCGCGCGCTGGTCCGTCTCCGACGAGCTCTCGCCCGACCTCGCCGCGGACCTCCTCTGCGACCTCCGCGCGATCGTGCGGGGTGTGTTGTGACCGTTTGTCCAGACTGTCGCGGGCGAGCTCGGATCGTCGTCCAGGGCGGCTCGATCGCGTGTCTGCTCTGCCGCGGGCGCGGGAGCGTCGACCTCCGGCGCGACCTGATCCCGCTTCCCGTGGTAGGCTCCGACGGCCTCGCGTCCGCGCGCTCCGTCGCACTCCTCCAGGCGGGCGCGAGGCTCCCCCGACCGATCCCCGCGGAGGACTAGCCGTGTCCGACCTCCTGGCGATCGGCGTCGACCCTGGCGCGACGACCTCCGCTGCCGTGCTCGTCGACTGGGGCGACGCGGAGCGACCCGCGCTGGTCCGCGGCGTCGCGCGCGTCGACGGGACCTGGCTCGGGTACAACGTGGGGACGTGGTACGTCGTCGCGGGTCCGCTCGACGTCGACCTCCTGGCGAACAGGGCGGCGCGGTGCGCGGTCGAGGCCGTCTCGTTCTTCGCGCGGTCGCCAGGTCGCGAGAAAGGGCGCGTGGGAGGATCCCAGCTCGTCACGCTCGCCGACTCCGGCGGGTGGTGGCATGGCGTGATCGAGGGCCAGGGCGGGCGCGTGGTACGGCCGCAAGCGCGCGTGTGGCGCGCTCAGGTGCTCGGGCTGCGCGGTCACACACCGGCCGCGGAGGCGGAGCGCGCGGCGCTCGCTGCCGTCGTCGAGCTCGGGATCCCGCTCCCGGTCGGGCCTCGAGGCGGGGCGGGGCGTTGCGGTCACGTCGCGGAGGCTGTGTGTCTGTCCGCGTTTGCGGCCGGTGTCCGACTTCGGTAGACTGGCGCAGGAGGATCGAACGTGGCGACCAAGGGACGCAAGGCAGGGCAAGCGATCGCAAGCCGGGACGGGGCGGCGCTGCACGAACGGCACCGGCTCTGCGCGGAGCTCCTGGCGGCGGGACAGACGACTCAGGAGATCGCCGCGCAGCTCGGGTGCGACGAGGCGACGGTCTGGCGCTGGCGGCAACGGCCCGACTTCTGCGCGCTCGTCGACGCCTCCCGCGCTCGGTTCGTCCAGACCTTGCGCGACGAGCTCCGCCGCGGCTCACGCCAGGCGATCGCCGCGCTGGTCGAGATCGCCTCGGACCCAGACGCTGCACCGGCCGCGCGCGTGTCCGCGTCGACGGCGATCCTGGACCGTGTGGGCCTGCCGCGGAGGACGGAGATCGAGGCGACGGTCGAGGGGACGACGGAGATCCGCGTCGACCTCTCCGGCGCGACGCTCGAGCAGCTCGCCGCGCTCGCCGGGGCCGGTGACGACGACGGCGAGGGGGGCCGGTGACGGTCTACCGTCCCGACGAGATCGGCGACCCGGCGCTCCGTCGGGCGATCCGCCTCGCCGCTCGACGCGAGCTGGCGCGCCGCGACCTCGCCGCCTGGTGCGACTTCGGGCCTCCTGCCGACGGCGTCCCCGTCCGTCTCCGCCGCTGGCAACGTCGACTTGCCGCGGAGCTCGAGCGCGTGTCCGCCGCCGCCGCGCGCGGGGAGTCGCCGCGGCTGATCGTCGAGGCTCCGCCGCAACACGGTAAGAGCCTGATCGTATCGCAACGCTGGCCCGTCTGGCACCTGGCACAATACGCCGGGAGCGTCGCGGTGTGCAGTTACGCGGACTCCCTCGCGACGGAGCTCTCCCGGCGAGCTCGGGAGCAAGCCCGATCGGAGGAGGCGGTCGGGGTCTGGCCGCACCTCCGGATCGAGCGCCAGGTCTCTGCCGCCGGCGGGTACGCGAGGAACGACACGGACCGGCTCGACGACTGGGCGTGTGGCGACGGGCGATACCTGGCCCGCGGCGTCGGTCAGGGCCTCACGGGGCGGACGGTCTCGCTGGTCGTCATCGACGACCCGATCAAGGACTGGGCGCAGGCCTCGAGCAAGGCGGAGCGCGACTCCGTGTGGAGCTGGTATCGGTCTGTCGTCATGACGCGGGCGCTCGCGAACGGGGCCGGGATCGTGATCATGCACACCCGGTGGCACGTCGACGACCTCGTCGGGCGGGTCCTCGAGCTCGAGCGCGCGGGGGGCGAACGCTGGACACGGCTCCGCTTCCCAGGCCTGGCGGAGCGCGACGACGTCCTCGGGCGCGCACCTGGCGAGGCTCTCGATCCGTCGCGCATGACGGAGGCGGATCACGCGCAGGCGAGGATCACGCTCGGTCCTCGTCAATACGCGGCGCTCTACGGTCAGGACCCGTCCCCGGACGCGGGCGGTATCATCCTCCGGGAGTGGACGACGCGCCGGTACTCCGACCCTCCGCTCGCCGTCCGCAGATCGTGTGACCTCGTCGTCGCGTCCCTCGACGCTGCCGCGACGCAGGGCGGCGGAGACTACTCGGTGATCCAGGTCTGGGGCGTCCGCGGACCGACACGCTACCTCCTGCATCAATGGCGGGATCGAGTCGACTACCCGGCCCTCCGCGCCGCGCTGCGCGACGTCGTCGCAACGTGGCGACCGGCCGCGATCGTCGTCGAGGACGCCTCGTCGGGGCGTCCGCTGGTGCAGGACCTCCGGCGGGAGATCCCCGGGATCGTCGCGCGACCAGCTCAGGGGTCCAAGGCCGCGCGCCTCGTCGCCGTGTCTGGCGTGTGGGCGTCCGGTCACGTCGAGCTCCCCGCGGCGGAGCCTTGGGTCGGCGAGCTCGTCGAGGAGCTGGTAGGGTTCCCCGCGGCGCACGACGACCAGGTCGACGCGGCCTCGCACGCGCTCAGGTGGATCGCGGAGCGTGACGCCGGGGCCGCTGGCGTGGTACGTAGATCCGCACTTGCTGCCCTCGGAGCGTGACCCGTGGCCCGACCCTCACTCCTCTCCCGTCTCGCCGCTGCTCTCGCGCCGCCGCTCGAGGTCCTCCCGCCGCCGGTCGAGGCTCCGCCGCTGGTCCGTCGCGACTCGATCGCGGCGAGCGACCTCGGGCTCGGGATCCAGGGCCGCGACAAGCGTCTATCCGCGCGTCCGTCGGTCCCGACCTGGCTCTCCGACGGCGAGCTCGCCGCGGTCTACGCGACCGGCGGGATCGGTCGGCGCATCGTGCAGGCTCCCGCGATCGACGCCGTCCGCTCGGGGTGGCGCGTCGACACGGACGGCGAGCGGGACGTCTCCCGGGAGCTCGACGCGCGTCTCGAGCTGGCGGAGCGCCTCGCGTATGGGTACGCGATGGCCCGCCTCTACGGGGGCGCGCTCCTGCTCTTGGTGACGGACGACGACGTCGACCTCGAGGCTCCGATCGCACCCGGCGCGCACAACGTCCGCGCGGTTCACGTCGTCACGGGACCGGAGATCCGGCCCGTCGCATGGGACACCGATCCCAGCTCGCCGCGCTGGTTGCTCCCCTCCGTGTGGCTCGTCTCCCCGATCCGGCCTGGCGTGTCCGCTCCGTCGATCCGGGTCCACGCCTCCCGCGCGGTCTACCTCCCCGGTCTGTCGCTCTCGCCGACTCAGGACGCGCCGCGGCTCGGGCTGGACCTCTCCGCTGTCGACGCATACTGGCCCGCCCTCCGGGACCTCGAGCTCGCGCAGGCCTCCGCGACCGTGCTCGGGATCGAGCTGTCGACGCCGTGGCTCCGGATCGGCGCGGGTAAGACCGCCCTAGCCGGGGCGGACGCTGACGCCGTCCGCGACGCGCTGGCGCTGTTCCAGAGGTCTCGATCCGTGATCGGGCTCTCCGTACTCTCCGGCGACGACGAGCTCGGGAGAGATAACGCCTCCCTCGGCGGGATCCGTGACCTCCTGGTGGCAGGGTACGAGCGGATCGCCAGCGTCGAGGGGATCCCGCTAACGGTCCTGATCGGCCAACCTCCGGCCGGTCTGTCGACCGACGACCGGTCAGGCCGGGAGACCTACCATCGCACGATCTCCGGGATCCGCGTCGACGTCCTGACTCCGGCGCTCCGCCAGATCTACGACGTCGCCCTCGGTCCAGATCCGGAGCGCGCGATCGTGTGGACGCCGCTCGACGCTCCGACCGCGCTCGAGGTCGCGCAGATCGACGCCGCGCTCGCCGGGCGCGACTCTACGCTCGTCACGGCCGGGATCGTGACCGCGGAGGAGGCTCGCGCGCGTTACGCGGGCGCGGAGGTCGTCCCCTACCCGGTCCTCGACGCCGTCGTCGACGAGGCGGCGGAGCCCTCGGAGGCGGATATCGCCGCGGCGCTCGCGATGGCAGACGCGGAGCGCGCGGACGCGGACCCGACCGCGGCGGACCGGGAGCGGGAGTATCGGATCCCGCGCGGGGTCCAGGACGCCGCGGAGCAGGCTCTCCGCTGGCGCGACGAACGCGGGACCGCGGTCGACGGAGGGACCGACGCCGGGTGGCGTCGAGCTCGCCAGCTCGCCGCGGGCGGGCGCATCCCCGGTCAGGAGGTCCTCGAGATCGCGGCCTGGTGGGCGCGTCACGTCGACGACGCCTCGTCGATCTCCCCGGAGCACCTCGGCGAGCCCTGGCGGGATCGCGGGTACGTCTCCGGCCTGTTGTGGGGCGGCAAGGCTGGGCGCGACTGGTCGACGCGGATCCGCGCAGGGTTCGGCGACGACGGCGGGGTCTGATCATGCCGGTCCGTCGCGTGGTCGTCGACGGTCGTCCCGGCTACCGCTGGGGCGACCGTGGCAAGGTCTACCGCTACACGGTGGGCGACGAGGCATCCCGCGCTCGAGCGTACGCGCTCGCCGCGGCGCAGGGCGAGGCCGTCCGCGCGACCGGCTACCGGGAGGACGCCGTCGGGCGCGGAGCTCCGCGTCGACCCTCCGCGCGCGACCTGGAACGCCTCTACGTCGCGTGGGTCCGCCGCTGGTCCGCGGGCTACGAGCGCGCGATCCGCGCCGCGATCGAGGCCTGGCGGCGCTCGCGACCGGCGCGCGTCCCCGACGATCTCCTCCGCGGTGACGTCGACGACGACGACGACGACGAGATCCTCGACGAGTCGGAGGCCGCGGAGCTGGCGTATTGGACGCAACGGGCTCTCCGCGCGGAGGAGGAGCGGGCGCGCAAGATCAAGCCTCCCGCGCCTACGACGATCGCCGCGATCGGGTCCCGCTCCGCGCTGGTCGCCGCGCAGGGCCAGGCCGCGCGACTCAAGCAGGACGATCCGGCAAAATGGGCGGAGATCGTGCGTCGCGCTCGGGGACGCCGTAACCTCGAGCTCGAGCGGATCGACATAAAGAGTTCGCCGGAGTTCGCCGCAATGGTCGAGGACTGGCAACAGAAAAACGTCGACCTGATCGTCCGGATCCCCGCGCATCAGATCGCGGGCGATGGCGCGTGGATCTCAGAGCGGATCCGCGCGGGAGCTCACGTCCGGGAGCTGACGGAGGACCTCGCCCGGCGTCACTCGATTAGCGTTCGGCACGCTCGGGTGATCGCGCGCGACCAGACGAACAAGCTGTCGGGCAACATCTCCCAGGCGATGCAGAGCGCGGCCGGGGTGACCCGGTACACCTGGCGCACGGTCCGCGACGAGCGCGTCCGCGGCAACCCCTCGGGCCTCTATCCTGACGCGGTCCCGTCGCACTACGATCTAGACGGTCAGGTCTTTTCCTGGGACGATCCGCCGGAGGTCGGACCGTACGATCGGCGCGGTCACCCTGGATCGGCGATCCAATGCCGGTGCTACGCGGACCCGATCCTCGAGGACTAGTCCGCGCGGCTGGCGTGATCCGCCGCGCTCTACCTTGACGGTCCCGCCTCGCGTGTGGTAGCGCGGTGGCATGGACTCTACCGCTCCGATCCCGCGCCTCCGCGCGGACCGCTACGACCTGGCCGCACCCGTCGTCCTCGACACGGGCGCGCGTCGCGTCGAGGCCGTGATCGCTCGGGTCGGGGTCCTGCCGTACCCGTGGGGGCGTGAGTACGTCCCGGCGTCGACGCTTGCCGATCCGGCCTGGCTGTCGAGCCTGGCGGGCGTCCCCCTCCTCTACGCTCGCGACGGTCACCCGGACCGGCCGTGGACGATCGAGGACTCCGCGGGCGCGGAGCGCGTCGGGGTCGTCCTCTCCGCGCGCTACGATGCCGCCTCGGAGGCCGTCGTCGCGGAGGTCGTCGTCGACACCGCGGAGGGCGTCGAGCTCCTGGCGCGCGGTGTGCGTGGGGTCTCCCCGTGGTACACCGCGGAAACGGACGCCGCTCCCGGCGTCACTCCTGGCGGAGAGGTCTACGACCTCACCCAGACCCGCCGCACCGCGGCTAATCACGTGGTGCTCACGTCGACGCCTCGGGGTGGTCCCGGCGTCGAGGTCCGCGCCGATGCAGCAACCAACACGGGGTCCAGCATGGACGAGGAAATGAAGATCGAGGGCGAGGGCGCACCCGCGCCGGAGATCGAGGTCGAGCTCGAGGCGGAGACGCCGGAGGCTCCCCCCGCTCCTGAGGGTGCAGCCGCGGCGCTGGTCGCGTCGTTGCTCGAGGCGCTCGCGCCGCAACACGCCGCGATGATGGAGCGGATGGACGGGATGATGAAGCGCCTGGACGCGATGTACCCGGCCGCTCCCGCGGAGGGCGACGCGATGCGCGCCGACTCCCGCGCGGTCCGTCTCGCCTGGCGCGAGGTCGAGACCGCGGCCCGCGTCGTCGGAGTCGAGCTCCCCGACGACCTCACCCTGACCGCCGCGCGCCGCAAGGTCGCGACCGGCCTCGGGGTCGAGCGCGCGGACGCCCTCACCGGCCCTGAGCTCTCCGCGACCCTGCGCGCCGCGCGCGTGGTCCTCTCCTCCCCCCGGCGCGATGCGTGGTCCCGCGTCGCCGCCGACACCCGCGCGGACGCTCGGCCGCCGGTCCCCTCTCTCGATCATCAGATCTGAAAGGAGCAAACATGCTCGCCTACCTGGACGTCGCCCCCTCTCAGGCCGTCGGATCGATCGGCAAGATCGTCAACGGAAACCCCATGTCTCGCGCGGTGGTCGGCGCGGTCCCCTCCGACGAAGGCCTCGCCGACGTCTGGACGATCGCCGCGACCTCGCCCGGCACCTCCGCCGACTACTCGATCCGCGTCGAGGCCGCGGGCCTCGAGGCCTTCGACTTGTCGTTCACGACTGACGGCTCCCCGACCGCGGGCGAGCTCGAGGCCGGTCTCGCTGACGCCTGGAACGCGAACCCGATCGCCTCGGGCCTCGCCGTCGCCGTCGCTGGCTCCGACCTGGTGATCACCGGCCGCGGCAAGGGTGCCGACTTCGCGTTCACCGTCTCGATCGTCCTCAATCCGTCGACCGCGCTCGCGATCACGCACACCCAGACCGCCGCGGACGCGACCGCGATCCAGCTCGGTCGGTTCGTCGCCCTGAGCGCCTCGAACAAGTACGGCCCGGCCGCGGGCTACCCGTCGCTCCCGTCCGCCGGGACCGCGGTCCTGACGATCGGTCACGCCGCGACGACGGACTACTCGGTCCGGTTCATCTACATGACGCCGACCGGTTCGGCCGTGCTCGCCTCGGTGAGCTTCAGCTCCGGCGCGAACGCTGGCGCGACCGCGACCGCCGCCGCCGCTGCGTTTAACTCCGCGCTGACGGGCGTCGCGACCGCCGCGACCTCGGTCGCCGGGTCCAACGTGACGCTCACCCTTACCTTCCTGCCTGGCTACGCCGGGACGAGCTGGGCGGGCGTCGATATCGTGTCCGGGACCGGCACGCTGACGCCTGGCGCGTTCACCGCTCCCGGCCTGCTCGCGCAGCTCGGCGTGGCGATCGACCCGGGTGACCTCTCGCCGGAGTCGATCGGCGGCTCCGCTGACGCCCTCCGCGCTGGCTCCGTGATCTCCGTCCTCCTGGCGGGCTCGGGTCAGTCTGTCGTCGTCGCCGACCCTGGCGCGTCGAT